CGAAAGATAGACTAGCACCTATGCTCAGAGATACGCCAAAACTTAGAGATAAAGTTAAAGACCCTAGAACAAGAGATGCTGAGAACACAACGCTACATAAAAAATTTACTGGTGGACATATTACAGTGGTTGGAGCTAATTCTGCAAGCGGGCTCGCAAGCCGACCAGTGCGTATTTTATTATGCGATGAAACAGACCGCTATCCGCCTTCTGCTGGTACAGAAGGTGATCCAATTAATCTAGCTAGAAAAAGAACGACAACTTTCTGGAATCGTAAAATAATTCTAGCATCAACACCAACAGTCAAAGATGCTTCAAGAATAGAAAATGCCTTTAATCTATCAGATCAAAGACATTATCATGTCCCATGTCCAGAATGTAACCATGAACAAAAGCTAAGATGGAAGAATGTCTCTTGGCAAGAAAATCAACCAGAAACAGCCACATTAGCTTGTGAAAGTTGTGGAGCAGTTATACCTGAATCCAAAAAGCAATGGATGTTAAAAAAAGGCAAATGGATTGCTGAGAACCCAGAATCAAAAATCGTTGGTTTTCATATCAACGAGCTTTATTCACCTTTTCGCAAATTAGAAGAAATAGTTAGTGACTTTTTGGAAGCTAAAGATCATCCAGAGATGTTACAAACATTCATAAATACCTCGCTGGGCGAGTGCTGGGAAGAAAATAAAAGCATGATTGATACATCTAAACTCATGGAAAAATGTGAAAATTATAATGATGAATCTATACCAGACAACATTTTATTTGTTACTGCTGGTGTTGATACACAAAAAGATAGGTTAGAAGTACAAACAATAGGTTGGGGCGATAGATACGAAGCATGGGTGATTGAATACAACATAATTTGGGGCGATCCAAGTACACAAGAAGTTTGGGAGCAACTAGATATGTTTCTCAAACGCAGCTATACAACTGAATCTGGTCGTAAACTACCAATTAAAGTAACTTGCATCGACTCAGGTGGTCATCACACACAAAATGTTTATGATTTCTGTCGACCAAGACAAGGTAGAATGATTTTTCCAGTCAAAGGACAATCGCAATCTGGTAAACCAATAGCAGGGCGGGCAACAAGTTCAGCAAAGCAAAGAGTTTATCTGTACCCAGTTGGCACAGATACAGCGAAAGAATTTATTTTTTCACGACTTAATCAAGAAGAACCATTAATACATTTTCCAAATACAGTCGATGAACAATATTTCGCACAGCTTACTAGTGAACGTCAAATAAAAAAAATAGTTGGCGGGCAACCTAAATTAGTTTGGTATTTACCCAAAGGGAAAAGAAATGAAGCATTAGATACTTTTGTTTACGCTTTAGCTGCTGTTTATATTCTTGCACCTAATTTCAAACTTTTAACACAAGAAAAGCCAGAAAAAGCTGTAATTAAGAAAAAAACACTCATTGAACAGCGTTATAATAGAAATTTAAGGGTGAATCCGAGAAATTTTGTTTATGCATGGAAAGATAAACTATAAAATTTAATGTAAACTATTTCACATGGCAAATTTATTTGATAGAGCAAACTATCCAACACAAGAACCAGATACTTTGGTTATTGGTGACAGGTGGATGTGGAGACGACCAGACCTAGCATCTATATATGACCCAAGCGAATATGCACTTACTTATGAATTTCACAGAGATAGTGGTGGTGGTGGTGTAAACCAATTCACGATAACTGCAACTGAAACCAGTGACGATTATATTGTTGAAGTGCCTTCAGCAACGACAGCAGGTTATACAGCAAATGCTTATATATATTATGCCTTTATCACCAGAACCTCAGATAGTCAAAGAGTTGCTGTTGACAATGGCAGAGCAGAATTAGTAGAAGATTTCTCTGATTCCAATGCCGATGTCAGAAGCCATGCCAAAACAGTGCTAGATGCTATTGAAGCAACTATTGAGGGTCGTGCCTCGCAAGACCAAATGAGCTACAGCATAGCAGGTCGGTCATTATCAAGAATGTCAATAGATGATTTAATGACATTTAGGAACAGGTATAGAGCAGAATATCTGGAAGAAATCAAAAAGTGTAGAATCAAAAACAAACAAGATTCAGGCAACTTAGTCAAAGTGAGGTTTTAAGCATGGCTATCTGGGACAATTTATTTAAAGCACGTAAAAAACAACCAAGAAAAGTAAGACAATTTGCTGCCACATCAGCAAAAAACATTTTTTCTGATTGGGCTTCAAGCTCAAGCAATATCGATTCATCAGTAAGATTCAATCTAAGAAAAATAAGAGATCGCTGTCGGGAACAGGCAAGAAACAATGACTATGCAAGACGTTATTTACAATTATTAGTGACTAATGTAGTTGGTCAAAATGGTATTCGGGTGCAATCGAAAGCAAGAGAAGAAGATGGCAGCTTAGATATAGCTGGTAATGCAAAAATAGAGAGTGAATGGAAGAATTGGTGCAGAAAAGGGAATTGTACTATTGATGGTAAAATTTCTTTTCTTGATGCCCAAAAATTATTTATTGAAACTTTGGCACGAGATGGTGAAGTTTTAATTAGGCACATTACATCCAATAATCCAGTTGATCCTTATAGAATTCAATTTTTAGATGCTGATTATCTCGATGAAGAAGAGAATATGTTGCTCAACAACAATCAAGAAATCATTATGGGTGTCAAACTTGATCAATATAAGAAACCAGTGTCATATTTTTTATTCAAAGATCATCCACACAATGCTTATTTTAGTAAAAAAGACAGAACACACATAGAAATTCCAGCAGACGATATTATCCATGCTTATATGCCTGAAAGAGCCGAACAAACTAGAGGTTTACCATTTATGACTACAGCATTATCTAGATTAAAAATGTTAGATGGTTACGAAGAAGCAGAATTAGTAGCAGCACGAGTAGCAGCTTCTAAAATGGGCTTCTTCACCAGCCCACATGGTGATGGCTATGTTGGTGAAGATACAGAAAATGATTATACACCGATTATGACTGCCGAAGCAGGCACTTTCGAGCAATTACCAGAAGGAATGTCGTTCCAAACATTTGACCCACAACATCCAACTTCAGGTTTTGATTCATTTCACAAAGCAGTATTGCGTGGTATTGCATCAGGCTTGGGTGTTTCGTATGTTTCACTTGCCAATAATTTAGAAGGAGTTAATTACTCATCTATAAGACAGGGAACTCTAGAAGAAAGAGATAATTACCGAATTTTACAACAGTTTATGATTGATCACTTTATTGAACCAGTTTTTAGAACTTGGTTATCAAGAAGCATCAATTTCAAAGATAATTTTGGTTTACCGCAAGCAAAATACGATAAATTTGCTAATAATGTGGCTTATGTCCCTAGAAGTTGGGGCTGGATTGATCCTGTTAAAGAAGTTAAGGCAAATGTTGAAGGTTTACAGGCTGGTGTAGTAACTATGCAAGACATTCAAGCTAATTATGGTCGTGATGTTGAAGAATTGTTTGAACAACATCAAAGAGAAGATGGTTTAGCTGATCAATATGGTGTAAAAACAGCATATCAACCATTTGGAGCTAATAAAGCACCTATTGACCCTGAAATTGATGGTGAAGAGGAACAAAATGTCGAAAGGGAGTAAACAACGCCCAAGTAACGTAAAAAAACAAAAATTTGACGAAAATTGGGACAAAATATTTGGTAAAAAGAAGAAAAATGGCAAGTTATAAACCAACAAAAGGTATGAAATCAGAAGCTCAAAAGGGCTTAGACTGGCGTAGAGAACATGGTAGAGGTGGTACAGCAGTAGGTATCGCTAGGGCTAGAGACATAGTAAGTGGTAAAAATTTATCTGAATCTACAGTAAAAAGGATGTTTTCTTTCTTTTCTAGACATGAAGTGGACAAAAAAGCAGAAGGTTTTAGTACAGGCGAAAAAGGTTTTCCCTCTAATGGTCGTATTGCATGGGCTCTTTGGGGTGGTGATGCAGGTTTTTCATGGTCTAGAGGTATAGTTAATAGACTTAAGAATGAAGATAATGATAGAATGTCAGAAGATATGGATAACAACGTAGAAAGACATATTAAAGATGTGCGTGAAACAGAAGATTCATATATTGTTGAATTTGGTAAATCGATGCCAGAAGAAAACGATGATGAAAGACCTTATGATCACGATGATAAAGAGAAAAGAGCTGAACCTGATGCTTTAAAGGTTGGTGATTTTGTTTCATGGAATTCATCAGGTGGTCGTGCACGTGGCAAAATAGAAAGAATAGAAAGAGATGGCTCTATTGATGTGCCAGATAGTGATTTTTCTGTATCTGGTTCAGAAGATGATCCTGCTGCCTTAATTCGTGTTTATCGAGATGGTGAAGCCAGTGATAGATTAGTGGGACATAAATTCTCAACCCTTACTAAGATTGATCCGATCAGAATGGGAGACGAAGATGAAGAAAGAAATATGGAAAAGACAGAATTGACTAAAGAAGAAATTAATGAGATAGCAGAACAAGAATACGTAGCTAAAGAAAATGAAGAAGCATTGCGTTATTATGCTGAAGAAAATGTGCAAAGAGCTTTTCAGTTCGACAGAACGAAAATTGATGAAGACAAAAGAACTATTCGTATCGGTGTTTCAACAGAAATCCCAGTACAAAGAAGTTTCGGTTACGAAGTGTTAGGTCATAATTCAGATGAAATTGACATGGAGTTTATGGCATCAGGTCGCAGTCCATTATTATTAGACCACGATGCTACAAAACAAATTGGTGTGGTCGAAGAATTTGGCATTGACCCACAAAACAAAAGAACAGTCGCTAAAGTAAGATTTAGCAAAAATCCACAGGCTGAAGAAGTATTCAGAGACGTTGTGGATGGCATTAGACAGAACATCAGTGTTGGCTATCAAGTCAATAAGATGGAGAAAGAGGGAGAAAGGGATGGTATCCCAATCTTTAGAGTTCGTGGTTGGACACCTCTTGAGGTCTCTGCTGTAAGCATCCCAGCAGACCAGTCAAGCTCGGTAGGCTTTGGCAGATCAAAGGATGTTAATTTAGATAAACGTAAAACGGAGATTACAATGAGTAATGAAAACGAAAAAGTAGTTCCTGAAGTTAATTCTGAAGATGTAAGAGCAGAAATGGCAAAAGAAAATGCTGCAATTATCGACCTCGCTATCAAACACAATAAGAGAGATTTAGGTAATGAAGCAGTTTCTAAAGGTGTTTCGCTTGCACAGTTTAGAGGACAACTTCTAGAAACTATTGCGAATGATAAGCCACTTGATCTTCCATCAAGTGTTGATATGACAGAAACAGAGCAAAGACAATATTCTTTGCTTAAAGCTGTACAAGAATCTGCTGCTGGCAAACTTTCTGGACTTGAAAAAGAAGTTTCAGATGAAATTGCACAGAGAACAGGTAAAGAAGCAAGAGGCTTCTATATGCCAACAAATATTGCTTTCGGTCAGAGAGATCAAGAAGTTGGTACTAATTCATCTGGTGGATTCTTGAAAGGTACAGATCATTTAGGTAATGAGTTCATCGAAGCCTTATATTCAAGACTTGTCATCGGTCAAGCTGGTGCAAGAGTTATGAATGGTCTTAAGGGTGATGTCTCAATACCAAAAATGTCTGCATCAGTAAGTAATTCAGCTTTTGTTGATGAGAGCAATGCTCCATCAGAAGGTGCAGCAACATTCTCACAAGTAACAATGAGTCCTAAAACTCTTGCTGCTTATGTAGATGTTTCAAGAAGATTGATGCTTCAATCTGATCCTTCTGTCGAAGCAGTACTAAGAAATGACGTTATTAATACTTTCGCAAGAAATATTGATGCAGTAGCAATCGAAGGGGGGGGTTCTAACGAGCCTTCAGGTATCATTGCTTCAGTATCAGGTAACGTACAAGCTCTTGATACTAATGGTGCAGCTATTGCTTACACCGACATTGTTGACATGATCAAACTTGTTGAAGAAGATAATGCAATCTTGAATGATGCATCAGTTAGATTTATTGGTAACCCTAAAGTTACTGCTAAACTAAGAACAACTCTTAGAGATTCTGCTGATACAGCTTCAAGCTTTATTCTTGGTGGCGATAATAAGATGTTAGGTTATGACTACCTATCAACTAATTTAGTGCCTAGCGACCTTTCAAAAGGTACAGGTTCTAATTTATCTGCTATGTTGTTTGGTGACTTTAGTCAGCTAATGTTAGGATTCTGGAGTGGAGTTGACGTAATAGTTGATCCATATACAGGTTCAAACACTGGTACAACCAGACTTGCATTCTTCCAAGACTTAGACGTAGCTCTAAGACATGACGATGCTTTCGCAGTATGTAAAGACATAGTTACAACATAATTAGGTTTTGCATAATTTAAGGGCTACTTCGGTAGCCCTTTTTTTATGTATAATAAAGTTATGAGTGATAACACAATTAAATTCGTTTTCAATCAGACTGCCCATTATGGCGGTGTGAGATATCAATCTGGCGATGTTGTAGAATTGTCAGTTGAAGATGCCGATAAATTCAAAAGTGTCGGTTTTGGTGATGTATATAAACAAAAATCTGTTAAAAAGAAAAAGGAGAAAAAATAATGAAAGTTGTAGCAACTAGAGATGTTTGTTATCAAGGCAAATGGCACAAAGCTGGCGATTGTTTTGAATGTTCTGAATCAGATTTTGCTGGTTTAGAAGTAGCTGGTGTTGAAAAATACAAACACAAAAAAGTAGAAAAAAAAGATAGAGCTATCAAAGAAGTTAAATCTAGAGAAGAAGGTTAATGGCTTTAGAAACAGTGAACGATCAATTAGGTTTCTTAGATACAGAAACACATGGTCTAACAGTATCTTATACACCTTTAGGTGGTAGTGCTACTAATATCAAAGCAATAGTCAATGACGAATATTTTGGTATAGATGGTGAAAGTGTTGATATCGAAGGTAAGCAAGTTTTGCTTACTTGTCGTACAGCAGATGCTCCAAATGCAGCACACAATGATACTTTTGCTTTCGAGTCAAACAATTATGTTGTTGTTAATGTTAGACCTGATGGAACTGGTTTTACAGAAATGGTCTTAGAAGAACAATGATACTTTATAGTGAAAATCAACTAAATGAAGCATGGAAATACGATTGCAAAAAACGCAGTGCTAATGGTAGACATTGGATTTCACGCACTGACTATGAGAATCTATTTGTTTTGTATTTAGACAGTATTGTTAGTGGTGATGAATTAATTAAATTAGACATTTATATTCCACAAGAAATGTTAGATTCTATTGACGAGGTTGTGGAATTAGAAATAGGATATACCGATGATTGATAAAATAAAAAACTTAGTAAGTACAGTAGCACCAGCATTAGGCTCTGCTCTTGGTTCACCTTTAGGTGGTGCAGCTATTAGTATGATAGCAGACAAGTTGGGAGTGCCTAACAACCAGCAAGCAGTTGAAAAAGCTATTAGACAAGCAACTCCTGACGAAATGCTCAAGCTTAAAGAAGCTGATAATGAATTTGAGATAAAAATGAAAGAGCTTGATGTTGATGTTTATAGACTAGAAACAGAAGACATACAAGATGCTAGAAAGAATTTTAGCAATGATTGGACTTCAAAACTTCTAGGTTTTATTACACTTGGTGGCTTTATGGGCTACATATTTTTAGTTACATTACAACCACCAGAACAAAACTCAGAAGCCTTAATTAACCTAGTACTTGGTTATTTAGGTGGACTAGCATCTGCAGTTATATCTTTTTATTTTGGAGCATCCAATTCAAAAGATAAGTAATGCCAAAAAAAACCAAACTACAGTTTAGCAAAGGACACGAGCCGACAGCAGGGGTCAATGGCAAGAAAACATCGCAAGGTCGCAGAAACTTCGGTAGCTCAACTTTAAATAAACACAAAAGAAGAAATTATAAAAAATACAGAGGACAGGGCAAATAAGTTACAATAAGTTATGGCACACGCAAGACAATTAATCAGAGAGCAAGTAGCAACTACATTAACAGGTTTATCTACTACTGGTTCTAATGTCTTTCAATCAAGGGTCTATCCATTGCAAGAATCTAATTTACCAGCTTTGTTAATTTACACTAAAGAAGAGTCTAGTGAAGCTATTGTTATGGGCTCGGATCGAGCTATTGACAGAGAATTGACTTTAGCTGTTGAAGCTTATGTGAAAAATAATACTAATTCTGACGACATCATTGATGATATCGCAGAGGAGATAGAATCAGCTATTGGGGCAGATTCTACCTTAAATAATAAAGCAAAAGATGTATTTTTAGTTTCAACTGATATAAACTATGTAGGTGAAGGTGAGAACCCTGTTGCAGTAGCTACCTTTAATTTCTTGGTAAACTATTGCACAGACGAAACAAATCCTTCACAATTAAGATAAAGGAATATTATGGCAACAACATATAAAGGTAAAGATGGCATAGTCAAAGTAGGTGCTAACAATATTGGTGAAGTAAGAAACTTCTCAGTTGAAGAAACTGCTGATACTATTGAAGATACTTCAATGGGTGATTCAGCAAGAACCTATAAAGACAGCTTAACTTCATTTACTGCTTCTATCGATGCGTTGTTCGATCAGTCTTCTGCTGATTCTGTAACTGCTGATGCTGGACAGGTAGCAATGACTATTGGTTCAACTGCTACTTTTAAATTTTTACCACAAGGTGATACAACTGGTGATTATCAGCTTAGTGGTGAAGGTATTGTGACAAGTATTTCAAGAAGTCAGTCATACGATGGTCTTGTTGAAATTAGTTTTTCAATACAAGGTAGTGGTGCATTAACTATAGGCACAGCTTCATAACTTAATTGATGTCGGTATTAGATAAAGCAATCAAACACTATCAATCGCTTGATAGAATCGAATTTCATGTTGAGGAGTGGGATACCACTATCTACTCCTCAAAGATGACTGTTGGTGAAACAGCAGCAATCCAAAAAAGAGCAACCAAGAATGGCGTAACTGATGAAATCTTAATGGTCATCTATGCCATTATTATCAAAGCTGAAGATGCAGCAGGTGAAAAACTCTTCGATATGACACAAGACACTATCAATAAACTGAAAAATGAAGTTGATCGTGATGTTGTTCTTAAAGTTGCATCACAGTTGATGGAAGCACCTGACCTCGATTCTCTCAAAAAAAAATAAAAGAAGAACCAGAAATACGCAATAAGTTCACACTCGCTGAACGCTTACACAAGACAATACAACAAATAGATGCTATGCCACGTGAAGAGTTTATAGCGTGGTGTGCATATTTCGCTATAATAGAAGAAGAACAAAAAGTTAAAGAACAACAAATGAAATATTCAAGAGGTAACTTATAATGCGTGGAGCAGCAGGTGGTGGCGTATCGGACATAATGTTCGGTGTCGGTATCGATGACAAAACTAAAGCAGCCATATCTAGTATTAGAAAAAATGTTTCTGGTTTCCACAACGAATTAAAGTCAACAGCAGGGACATTAGCTGGCTTATTTTCAGTCAATGTTGCAAAAGATATGTCAGATTCTATCACTGACCTAAGAAACAGACTTAATTCCTTTAACGAATCAGCAGCACAAACCGAAAATGAAATGGATATGCTTATGCGTGTATCTATGCTGACTAGACAGAGTTTTGATTCTACTGGTGTCGTGTTTACAAGGATGAAACAAGCTACTGCTGGACTTGGTTATGAATCAGAACAATTAGCTAAAGCTACTGCGACAGTTGCAGCAACATTCAAACTTTCTGGTACATCTGCATACGAAGCTAATAACTCTGCTCGTCAGTTAGCACAAGGTTTATCATCAGGCAGAATATCTGGTGACGAGATGAGATCGGTGCTTGAGAACAACGTGGTCTTAGCACAATTATTGACCAAAGGTTTTGGTCAAGACATGGTTGGTGCTTTGCGTGAAATGGGTGCTGCTGGAAAAGTCACCACTGATAAAGTGATGCCTATTCTGATAGAAGCATTTGAAGAAACCACAACAAAAGTTCAAGAGATGCAACCTACTATCGGTCAATCTTTAACTAACTTACAAACTCTAGGTATGGAGCTTGTCAGAAGGTTCAATGAAGTGACTGGTGCTGCTGATACTGTAGCGAACTTTATTATGTTCTTATCACAAAACTTAGGTAAGGTGGCTGCTTTTACTTCAAGTTTCTTGATACCAGCTTTTATTAAATTTTCAATGGTTTTAAGTGTTATGGCGGTGGGTGCAGTTAAGAAACTAGGTATGGCTATGTTGTCAATGTTTATGAAAAACCCTGTCACTGCTGGATTGATGCTCATTCTCACTGTTATGCAATCTTTTTTAATGGGTTCAGAGAAGTTTAGAAAGTTTCTTAACAATACTCTTATAAGATTTTTCCAAGTCACATTACCAAATGTTATTGATGGAGCTGTTGGTATGTTTACCATTTTACAAACTGCCGTAATGGGTGCATTAAATTTCTTGGCTCAAAAAATCAAACCAGTAATTGAAGTTATCCTTGCACCTATCAATGCCCTTAAGAGATTCTTAGGCGAAGATGAAATAAAAGTTGACTTTATGAAAGTTGATGTTTCGCAGATGAACCAAAAATTAGACAAAATAGAAGAAAGAATTAAAGGCAGAACAAAAGCATTTAATGACAAAGTTAAAAATGGTGAAATACCAAATATTATTGATGGTTTGTTAGGATTTGGGCAAGATGGTGAAATCACTGATGGTGAAGAAAAGGCAGTTAAGATTGATACTTTTGCACAAAAAGTTGGTAAAAAACTGAAAGACTTAATTGCTAAACAAAAAGATTTCGCAGAAGAAATAGCAGATATCATCAAAGGCACATTTGACAACTTAGCTAAAAACATTACTGATTTTGTAACTGGTGGTAAGTTAGCACTCAAAGACTTAATTAATGTTTTAACTAAAGATTTATTAAATGCCATGATAAGGACTGGTATCACTGATCCTATGGGTGAAGCATTCTCGCATTTCTTGAAAAAACAAGGTGGTGGACAGGTGCTTGCTGGGACACCATATATTGTTGGTGAGAAAGGTGCTGAATTGTTTATACCTTCATCATCAGGCAACATTGTGCCTAACCATCAATTATCTGGCGGTGGCGGTATTGTCATTAATCAATCTGTTAATTTTGCAACAGGTGTACAAGACACTGTTAAGAATGAAGTATTGCAACTACTACCAGACATAGCTGAAACATCTAAAGCAGCAGTCGTAGAAGCCATGAATCGTGGCGGTAACTTTAGAAGAGGTATGAGATGATTATAGATATACCAACCAATCATAACTTTGCCACAGTCAAGTTTAGCCTAAACAGAGGAATAGCATCTGCTCGTTCAGCATTTACAAATAGACAAAGATTACAAGAATACGATGCAGTCTATTGGACTGCTGAAGTTACTTTGCCACCTATGAAAAGAACTGACGCTGTTGAATGGGTAACATTCTTGACCAGACTGCAAGGCGTTAAAAATACTTTCTTACTTGGCGATCCATCCCACACATCCAATGCTGGAACTTATAGTGTCGATTATCTAGCAACAGAAAACAGAGTCGCAGATACTAGTGAGACATTATCATTCACCGCTTCTACTAAAACTATTAGTGCAGCTAACACTGTTTTTACTAATACTTTTGTTGGTGATTTTATTGTTGTTTCAGGAGCAGACAACGATGATAACAATGGCACATTTAAAGTTGTTACCAAAACCTCAAGCACAGCAATCGTAGTTGATCGTGATCTAGTAGACGAAACATCAACAGCAGATTGTAAAATTCAACAAAATATTAAAGGAGCTACTGGTCTAGCTTTAACAAGAACATCAACTGGTGCAGGCACAATTAAAAAAGGTGATTATTTAGCTATCCATGACGCTGCATCATCAACTTCTGATCCAGTGCAATATGTCATGGCTGTAGAAGATGCGACAGCAAATTCCACAGATTATGGTGTTCGTATCGAACCAAAACTTAGAGCAGACATAGCAGCAGGAGATTATGTCAAATTCGCTAGTCCAAAAGGTCAATTTAGATTAGCTTCAAATCAAACTTCATGGTCTGTTAATGAAGCATCAATTTATGGTCTAGCATTTACAGCGATTGAGGTGATTAATGGCTAGTCGTGATATTCATGCTGATATTAGTGCTCGATTAGCAAACGATACACAAAACATCGCTTATGCTGTCAGTGCTGAATTTGACTCAGGAACACTTAATTTATGGACAGGTATTGGTGACTTCACTGGTAGTGATAGCATTACTTATACGGGTGCTGGTGAGCTCTTAAACATCTCTAATATAGAAGAAAACAATGAGCTTGCATCAACTAATTTAACTGTAACTATTTCAGGTCTTAATTCAGATATTGTGACTTATGCCACAACTGAAGATTATCAGAATAGACCTATTACACTTAAATTGTTTTTCTTTCA